TGAAGCGCGCCGAGAAGGCGCAGGGCCGCAAGGAGCAATGGCGCTCAATTTTTGAGGACTGCTATGAGTTCGCGCTGCCGCAGCGAAACCTCTATTCGGGTTATTACGACGGCGGATCGCCTGGGCAGTCCAAAATGGATCGCGTCTATGACAGTACCGCGATCAACTCGACGCAGCGCTTTGCGAACCGCCTTCAGTCCACGCTGTTTCCGCCGTATAGAAACTGGTGCCGGCTGCATGCTGGCGACAATATCCCCGCCGATCAGAAGCGCGACGTACAGGTAGCGCTCGATCTCTACAACGAGCGGATGTTCGCGGTGCTGCGTCAGACGAATTTCGACCTGGCGATGTCCGAGTTCCTGTTGGACCTAGCCGTCGGCACGGCCGTCATGCTGGTGCAGCCAGGCGATGATCTGACGCCTGTCCGCTTCGAGGCGGTGCCGCAGTTCCTTGTCTCGCTCGAGGAAGGCCCGCACGGGACAATCGACAATGTGTATCGCAAGATGCGCCTCAAGGCCGAGGCTATCGAGCAGCAATGGCCTGACGCCACGATTGGGCAGAAGCTCCGCGACCGGATCAACGACAAGCCGACCGACGATGTCGATTTGCTCGAGGCGACGGTCTATGTCCCCGGCGACGATTATTACTGCTATCATGTTATTTCCGAGGATGACCGCGAAGAGCTGGTCTACCGCGAAATGGATGGGTCGCCCTGGATCGTCGCGCGCTACATGAAGGTTGCTGGCGAGATATATGGTCGCGGCCCACTAGTCACAGCCCTGCCCGACATCAAAACATTAAACGCCACCAAGCGCATGCTGTTGCAAAACGCGTCGCTTTCGATCAGCGGCATGTTTACAGCGGCCGACGATGGTGTCCTGAACCCTCAAACCGTGACGATTGCACCTGGCGCAATTATCCCTGTTGCCCGGAATGGTGGCCCTCAAGGACCAAGCCTGGCGCCTCTACCGCGATCCGGTGATTTCAACCTGGCGCAAATCGTAATCAATGACCTGGGCATCGCGATCAAGAAGATATTGCTCGACGACACGCTGCCGCCAGACAGCATGTCCGCGCGCTCCGCGACAGAGGTGAACGCGCGCATGCAAGAGCTTGCGTCGAACATGGGCTCGGCGTTTGGTCGCCTCATCACGGAGGCCATGCTGCCACTGGTTTCCCGCATCCTCAAAGTCATGGACATGCAAAACCTGATCGACATGCCGCTCCGCGTCGACGGCCAAGAGGTGAAGGTCGTGCCGATCTCGCCGCTGGCAAAAGCGCAGAACCTCGAGGAGCTCGAGAGCGTGTTGCAGTTCATGCAGTACACGAGCCAGCTCGGCCCAGCCGGAATGATGGCCGTCAATCAAGATCGCGCCATCGAGTTCGTCGCAGATCGCCTGGGCGTACCGCCCTCGCTTCTTTCGACGCAGGAAGAGCGCGAACAGCTAATGGCCGAGATGCAGATGGCTATGCAGCAAGAGCAGCAAGCTGAAGCCGCACCCCCAATCGAATAGGAAAAAAAATGGCAGATGATTTACCGCAGCGCGCGCGCATGTTGATGGGTTCGGTCGACCAAGAGTTTGGCGGCAAGTACGCCGACACGATGGAAGGCGAATGGCTTGTGCTCATGCGTAAGGTGCTCGAGGGCGAGATCACCGACAAAGACAGCGTTGCCGCGATCAAAAAGGGCTTCAACGGCGAGTTTGGCGAGGAAGCCCTGCCAGCGCTCGAGGCCGATATCGCCGCTGCGAAGAAGTAAAGGATAACCCATGCCCGCAAAACGTAAGGGTCTTTACGCGAACATGAACGCCCGCAGAGCCAAAGGCATAAGCCGTCCGAAAAGCAAGTCTACGGTCACCCCAAAAGCCTATCGGTCAATGAAACAAGGCTTCAAAAAATAATGGACTGGAACGATCTACTTGCGCCGCCAACAGAGCTGGCAGCAGAGAGTGAGCCCGACGATCTCGACAAATTATACACGCGCGTTTTTTCGACGCGCGACGGCAAAAAACTGTTGGCGCATCTACGCGCCGCAACCATCGAACAACCAACCTGGTATCCGGGCGAAGACGCCAGCCACGGATACGCGCGCGAGGGACAGAACAGCCTTGTGCGTGAAATCGAGCGTCGCATAAACCGAGCAAGGAACCCTGATGACTGACACCGTGACCGTCGAAACCGATAACGCCGAGAGCGCCGGAAGCGACGACAATCAAAGCCTTCTTTCAGCAACCCCCGCCGAAACGACCAATGAAGCTACTGAGCCTGAAGCAATTCCGCACCTGGTCCAGGAAAACGACGACCTGGTCGAAGAACAAAGCGCAAACGATGAGCGCCCTGAGAACATTCCCGAGCAATTTTGGAAAGATGGCGCAGTCGATAGCGATGCTATGGCAAAAGCCTATGGCGATCTGCGCGCAAAAATGGACAGCGGCAAGCACAAGGCTCCGAAGGATGGCAAGTACAGCTTGGACGCGCTCGAGGGCGTGGACGCTGAAGACCCGACACTGAACGAGTTTGTCGAACTAGCGCGGGAAGAAGGTATCTCGCAGGGCATGTTTGAGAAACTGACAAGTTTCTACATGCAAGCAGCCGGACAAGCTGCCGAGGAAATAAGTTATCGCCGCGATGAGGAGCTGGCCAAGCTCGGCCGCAACTCCGACAAGGTGATTGCGTCGATGGATAACTGGCTGACAAAAATGAACACGGCCGGCGTGTTGTCTGGCCAAGAGCTCGAAGCTGTCGCCAACGCGTCTACCAATGCGTTGTTTATTTCTGCGCTCAACAAAATCCGACGCAGCTACAACGAGCCTGATATTCCGCGCTCTGAAGTTGCCGAGCCAGACACCATGACGATGGACGACATCCAGGTGATGATGGCCGACGAGAAATATGGCGTCGATCCAGCCTACACACGTCAGGTCGAGCGCAAGGTCTACGAGCTGCACGGCGAGAAGATTTAGCCCAAATTTGGGCGCTCGATTGCGTCGAAAATAGTTAAATGGAGGGAGCTCGATAACCGCGCAAGCGGCCGACTACGCGTATTCGCGGCCCGCTTGGACAACCGCATCTCACAAATCGTAACTTTTTAGGAGAAAGCTCAATGGCTACCATTAGCCCCGCTTTCGTCACGATTTTTGATAATGAGGTTAAGCAAGCCTACCAGGCGTCCCGCGCACTAGGTGGCCTCGTTCGTGAAAAATCTATCGACGGCGACACAGTTAAATTCAACAAGCTCGGTAAAGGCGTTGCGTCCGTTCGCACGCCGCAGTCCGACGTTGTGCCAATGTCCCTGGCCTATTCGCTGGTGACTGCGACCATGACCGATTATATCGCCGCTGAGTACAGCGATATCTTTAACCAGTCACACGTTGGTTTCAGTGACCGCCAGGAGCTCGTAGGCGCTGTCGGTAATGCCATCGGTCGTCGCATGGATCAGGTCGTCATCGACGCACTTGATGCTTCGACCCCCGTGGCTGTCGCCAACACTGTCCAGAACGACGGATCGGCCGGATCAGCAACAGACTTGAACGTCGGCAAATTGCGCGCCGCCAAGGAAGCTCTGGACACCAACAATGTCCCGCCAGCGGATCGCGTTCTCTTGATCCACGCAGCCAACCTGTCGGCGCTGATTGGTAACACCGAAGTTCAGTCCTCCGAGTTCAACGAGGTCCGTGCGCTTGTCGATGGCTCTCTTAGCCAGTTTCTCGGCATGCGTATCGTGGTCATCGGTGATCGTGACGAAGGTGGCCTGACCAAAGATGGCTCAAACGACCGCTCCTGTTACGCGTTTCACAAGAACGCAATGGGCATGGGTGTTTCGATGAACCAGAAGTCTGAGGTCAATTACGTTCCTGAGAAAACCTCGTTCCTTGTGTCCTCAATGTTTGGTGCTGGTGCCATTGCTATCGACGACGGTAGCGCTGGCGGCATCGTCAAAATCACCTGTCGGGAGGCTTAATCATGGCATTTGATAGAGCAGGATGGTCCCCGGCTGGTGGTCAGAGCTTAAAAGGCTCTGCGCCCCAGATGTGGACCTACACCACAACCGACGCCAAGACAGATGTCGATGGCGCTGGTTATTTCAACAGTGTCTCTGACGACGTTACCGTCGGCGACATCATCTACAGCTATGCGTCAACCGGAGGGACAGCTACGGCTACCCTCCACATCGTACTCAGCAACGCCTCTGGTGTTGTCGACGTATCTGACGGCACTGTCATCGCAGTGACCGATAGCGACTAAGTTTTGCGGCGGGGAGCTTCGGCTCTCCGCCCTTAACCTTTCGAGGAACGGGCATGGCCACAGGCGACACGAAGCTCTCAATTTGCTCCGACAGCCTCATCATGCTTGGTTCTTCGCCTCTATCTTCATTCAGCGAAGGCACGGACGCGGCGCAGATCACCGACCGCCTCTATGACGATCTCCGCGACACTTGCCTCCTGACTTATCCCTGGTCTTTTTCTATAAAGAAATCGCAACTCGCCCGCAGCGTTGATGCGCCGGCTAACGAGTGGCGCTACAAATACCCTTTGCCCTCCGACATTCTCGGCAGCGGCCCGCGCGCCCTGTTTACAAGCAGCGCAGCCGGCGCCCACGCAGTCACGCATGGATGGGAAATCTACGGCGGCGATGTCCAGACCGACTATGACACGGTCTACATCGACTACCAGTTTCGTCCGAGCGAGGACGTTATGCCGACCTACTTTGTGCAGCTCCTCAAATACTGGACCGCCTGGCACATTGCCGAGGCAGTGACCGACCAGGTCAGCAAGGCACAGTATTTTCAATCACTCGCCGTCGG